GCATTATTCGCGGCTGTAACAAGATCCGCGAGGCGGGCCGCAAGTTCGAGGAGGCGGAAAAAACCGGACAATTCGAGTTCCGTAATTGGCACACGGATATGGAGTCGTGGAATCTTGACGCGATCCGGCGGGAAAAAATCAAGGCGGCGCAAAAGGTGTTCCGCACGATGCCGGAACGCGCGGATAAGATGGACGATTGCACGCCCGTCATGCACGCGCTGTTTGAACTGTCCGGGCTGATGGAAAAGACGCGGCGGATCGGTGGCGAAACAGCCCATGAACCGCTTAACCCGTTCAATGCGTTTATCAGCACGTCGGCGACGGTGGAAACGTGGTTGAAGAAAATGGAGCCGGCGGAGTCGCCGCTTGAAATCTATTACTCAACGCTCAAGTCGGAAACGCTTCAAAAGATCGAACTGGCCACCCGACCGATGGCGGATCGTCACGCCATTGTGCAACGACTGTTGAAGGAAAAGGGCGATGCGTGAAAAAACCATGCCGAAAATCCGGCAAGACTAAATTCGACAGTCACGAACAAGCAGCTATTCGAGCCGGTGAAATTTTAGAAAAAGAAACATCCGAAACCAAAATACTTAGAACTTACAAATGTCCGCATTGCGACAAATGGCACTTAACTAGCAAATGAAAAATCATATACGAAAATCGAAGGCGTCTGGCAGCACCCGCGCAAAAATTACCGAGATCCTGACGGGCAGTGGCCGTTATTCGCGCAAGGCGCTGGCGCGGCGGGAGGCGGCGCAATGGGCGCGCCAGACGAGAGTGTTCGAGGTGGCAGCGTGAAGAAAATAAATAACATTCCGACAGCCAAGACGCTGCGGCGCATCGCGCGGAGGTTGAAGTCCGTCGCTGAGCAGATGCGGCAACTTGGTGCGGACATGGATTATTACGGCGGCTTTGGCAAGTTAGGCGAGCGTGGCCGTGAGATGATCGGGGCGGCGCGGATGGCTAAAGGCTGGTGCTTTCACGTCGAGCAGATTGCCGGTGAAATGGAACCGCCCACAAAGCGGAAAAATTTGGTTGCGCGGGTTGGTGATGCTGAAATTAAAAGACTCACACCGGATGGTGCGGGCAGCATTATAGGTCCCAGCTCGCGTAACCGTTAAATCTGTCGCCATGCCCCCGAAAAAATCCAACCCGGTGCCGGATTTGTTACCGCCGGAGGTATTGGCGAAATTGGCAAAGTATCCCGAGGCCAAGCGAAAAAACCTGTTGGTGACGCTGGCGAAATACGAGCGTGGCCAGACGAGTCAGTGGGAAGAGCGGAAGCTGAAAGAGGACGGGCTGATTGATGCGCCCGTACGCGGCGAGGCCACCCCCTCAGACAAAGACATCTGCGACACCCATTCGGAAATCGCGTCACGAATGATGCTGCATTACCAGAATCCTGACAAGACAAGCAAGCTACGTATCACCATCACGAAGCAGACCATATCCGAATGGAGCGCGGGCAAGCGGTTGAGCGGAAAGCCGCTGCCACCCAAGCCGCTGGAAGGGGTGCGGCGGCGTTGGAGCCTGCGGGCGTGGCTGACGTGGTTTGATGAAAACCTGTGGCACGACTACCGGGCGAACGCGAACCAGGTAAACGGCAGCGCGTCGGTCAAGATGCCGATAGGCGAGCTGGAGGAAATCGCCAAGCGCGAGCGATTGGAACATGAACGGTGGCGCATCGTCAAGGAGATGGGCGGATACATCGCGGTCCCGATAGCGGAACGTCACGCGGCGGGATTTAGTCGGCAATATCACGACCAGTGGAAAATTCGGAATGAGAAAACCATGATCGAGGCGTTTGAGGTGAGGGCGCAGGCGTTGGGGGTAACGGCGGAAACTATCGCCACGCTGAAAGAGTTTTTAGTCGGCGAACATCAGAAATTTACGGATGCAGTCGAGGCCGCGAGCGAAAAGTTTGCGGGAGAGTTAGCGGAGAAATTGAAAGCAGAAACGAATCAAGAGCAGATTTAAAAAATTATTATGACAAACGAAACTGAAAAATACACCAAGAAGGAAGAGGCGAAATCAAACCTTGAGGCCGCGCTCAAAGAATACATCAAGGCCGCAGAGGGTTTTGAAATGGACGACGTTGATATGGTCATCGAGGTTGAAGGTGTTGTGGCGAATTGCGGAAAATCTTGGGGCATTATCGCATGAAAACACAACCCGAACCTTGCGCGGAGGCTTTAGAGTTTGCAAGAAAGCTTATAAACAACAATGCCGAAAGGGGTTATCCAAACGTCCATTTGCCAACTGATACATTGGCGCTGATCGTCACGATGGCGGAGAAGCAGATGAAGCCAACTCCCGCCACGCTGGATGATGCGTCACACACTCTTGAGCCTGTAATTGAAAAGTATGCCGTAAAGTTTTACGAGAAGGATTTATCGGTTGCGTCCGCCATCAAACAAGCCTGCCTCGAATATGCCGCCAGCAAAGCCGAAGCTGAGTATCCGCAAATCATCAAGTTGTTGAATGAGGGAATGGCCACCTTAGCCGTTAGTCTAAAGGAGGAAGGGGCCATGCTGGATTTCCTCACGGAAGATCGTTTGCACGATTTAAGCGACTACGTTTTTCTGACCTCCCGCAATCCGACGTGCTTCGACATCCGCAAAGAGATCACTAAGTTTATGGCTGACGCAACCCTGCCGGAAAAGGCCGTGCAGTCCGCCATGAAAGGAGCGAAGTGAATGAAGCACACCAAAACTTGTTTGGTTTGCCAGCAGGCCAAGCCAGCTTCTGACTTTTACAGCGGCAATCAGTGTAAGCGGTGCCTGCTTACCAGAATCAATCTATGGCGGGCTAATAACCCCGACAAGGTGAAGGCGGCAAGTTTGAAATACCGGCGCAGTGAAAAAGGCCGGACCACACATAACAAGTACAAACAACTGTGGCGCGCGGAAAATTCCAGCGCCGGAAGGGAGCAGCACTCGCTATACCTTGCGAAATTGCCAGATGCCTACATGCGGAAACTATTGAAGAAACGCGGCATTATCCATCCCACACTCGAACAAATCCAAATCCAGCGGCGACGCATCCGCGTTTTGCGCGCCCGGAGAAACATGGCCGTATTTAATATTTTATGATCGCAGAACACAAAATCGAACAGTTCATCGGCAAGGTAAACCTCGGCGTCGAATGGTTTCAGGACGCGGGCAAGCTGTTGGTTGAAATGCTGGACGAAAACCCCAGGGCGTTTGACGACATTCTGGATTACCGCAAAGGCTGGATCACGGCGGATGTTCTCCACACCTTCGAGATGATCGGGCGCAAGCAACTGGCCGTTGAAGCCATGTTCCTGCCGCGCCACGTCCTGAAACATCTGATTGAGCTGCCCATCGGCCAGCAAATCAGTATCGCCACAAAGCCCGTGCCGGTGGCAACCGGGCTTCACCGGGGCAATCATTCCCACAAGCTCAAGCCGGCGGCGATGCTCACACAACGGGAGGCCTGCCGCGCCATCGGGTCGAAAGGTTTACGCCCCATCCTCGAACAGATCAAGATGCTGACCAACAAAAAGTTTGAATCGCTCGGGCTGTTTGAAATCACATTCAAAAACGGAAACCCCGTTTTGCTTAAATCGACCCAGAAGAAAACCGCCGCTTGTCAGTCCGTCCGATTGACGGGCGGCAAGGCGGAAATTGAGATCACCCAAACCGCATGAAACGTGAAACCGTTTTCAGCCCCTGCCGGAAATGGCGCTACACCCTGTGGCGGGACTTCGAGACGGAATTTCTGTTTGAGGGTGGCAACCGGATGGAAAACGGCTTCGCTCAATTCATCGGCTTGAACCCCTCGACCGCTGACGAGAATCAGGATGACCCAACCCTCCGGCGCTGCATCCAGTTCGCCAAGGATTGGGGGTTTGGTGCGTTGTGCATGACCAATGCGTTTGCGTGGCGCGACACCCTGCCGTCGAACATGAAGAAAGCCCGAGACCCCATCGGCTGTGACAACACCAACCAGATTCGGGCGATTGCTGAACACGCCGGAATCATCATTGCCGCCTGGGGCCGTGACGGGGATTTCGGCGGTCGGCAAGCGCAAGTCTTGGACGCTTTGCGGCCGTGGAAGGCCAAACTTCACCACCTCGGATTGAACGGCGACGGCACGCCAAAACACCCGCTTTATCTGCGCGGAGACACGAAGCCGACGCCTTGGGCGGAAGCTGCCGTTTCATCCCTATAAACACTATACAGAATGGCTCAATTGATGCGTCATCGAAGCAAAAGCCAAAAGGCCAGCAAAGTAAGGCAAATCAACGCCCTGAAATTAAGCTTTTAGCTTAATGGTTGACTGTGCGGAATTGGTAGAAAAAGACCGCAATAAACAAGCCGGAAAAACGGACGGAAATTATGAACATAACCACCTCTGAATTGATCGAGTTGATGGACATTCAGCGCGAGCGCGCTAAAAGCAAAATCGCCGAAATTAAGGATAAGGACTTGCTCCGCTACAACTGCGGAAGGCTGGCGGATGACACGATTATTCACCTGCCCAGCAATCTGACCTACGGCAAGGAACGGGCCGAGTTCCGCCGGCTCATTGATGAACTTGCGGTCATTGGCGACGGCCGCGACATCCAGGCGACGGAGTTTTCTGTTGTGGCGAAGGTTCAAGAGGTGATTGAGCAAATGAAATCCGAAGCCCAGAACTACAAAAAGATACTGGACGGAGTTCGGGAAACCCTTCGCGTGCCGGAGGGCGAATCCATCCTCAACCACGCCGAGCGCATAATGAGGGACGCGGGGGCGTAAGCGCGAATCCACCATGCGCCGCCACCCCATCAAGCCGCGAAAGTATTCCCGCGACGGGCAAGACCGCTGGCGTGTCCATGTGCCGGATGATTTGGTGTCCAAATGCAACGCGCGCGACCGGCATTTCAGCCAAGAGCGGGACGCCATCGAGTTTGCGCGGACGCTCACCGAGGCTAGAAAATCACTGGTTGGAACTTTTCTGAAATTGCACCAGGACGATCAGGAGGAAATCATCCGCATTTGGAACGAGCGGAAAACTCTCAAGGCAACTGCGTTTTCGGTAATCTGCCGGGACCACATTGAGGCGAAAAAAGAATCCGGCGTGCGCAAAAACTCTTTGGCGGCGCTCAAATGCGCGGCGGCTTCGCTGACAGAATCGTTGTCGGATAAAAGCGTGGAGTCCATCACGCCAACCGACATCGATCAATGGCTGGCATCGCACAAGGACTGGACGGCAAAGACCAAGCTCAATAATTACAAGTTCGCCTCAAGCATATTCCGCTGGTGCGTTCTTCGCCGCATTCTTACCTACAACCCATGCTCCGGCGTCCTGCCCCCCATTGTTCAATTCAAGGGGGTGTCAATTCTGACAGTGGATCAAATCCGCAAGTTGCTTGAGGCTTGCCAGAAACATGACCCCGCACTGATTGGATTCGTTGCGCTGGTCCTATTCGCTGGCTTGCGCGTGGCGGAGTCTGCCCGATGCCTTCCCGAGAACATTGCCAACGGGACCATTGATTTAGGCGGCAGTCAGACCAAGTTGAATTTGCGGCGGTGCATCAAAATCAGCGCGCAACTCGCCGCGTGGTTGGCAGTGCCGGGCGTGGAGATTGGCGGAAAAAAACTGAACCAGCGCATGAAGGCCATTCAAGCATTGGCCGGTGTGACCATTCCAAAGAATGCTTTGCGGCACAGCTTTTGCAGCTATCACCTCGAATTGATTGGAGCGGATGCCACCGCGCGCGCGGCCAACAACTCGCCGCAGATGCTATTTAAGCATTATGCCGCCACGGTGACGGCGGACGACGCGAAGGAGTTCGCGGGGATCGTGCCATGACGCCCGACAATCAGACTATTGCCGGCGAACATGCAGCCATCCACGTTCAACGGGCATTGTGGCGCGGGATCACGCGCAGCTTTCGCGGTGGCTGTCTGGAAAATCTCGGCGGGGCCAAGATGGGCAAGGGCCACAACAACGACAACCAGCAGTTTGATGTCGATACCGCCAACTATTTAAAGCCGGTGTTTGCCGCGTACAACAACGCGGCGCGCAAGGGGACGCGGTTGTTTCTCGTGGTGATGGCCGGCGTTAAGACCGTCAAAAGCTTTTCGCTCGAAGTCTGCGCGGCGGATCACGTCTGCCACCGGAACGGCGACACGGCCATCTACTTCGGCAGCGGCGACGTGGCCGACGATCAGAGTACCACCCGCATTCTGGATTATTTCAAGCGCATCCCCAATTTCCAGCGCAAAATGGAAACGGTCGTGCGCCGGTTTGACGATACCAATGGAGCCATCAAATTCCCCGATAAGACGCTGCGCATCCTCGCGGCCAACATTGCCAACACGCAGGGGTTGAACCTGGGGTTTGCCGGGCTGTGTGACGCCTTTGTGACCGCCGACAGCGGCATGATCGACCAGATGATCGCCCGTACCACCCAATACGGTGACGCCATTGTGTTTCTGGAAAGCCAGGGCGGCGAAAAGAAATTCGATTTCGACCGGCATTACCAAAACACGAATCAGAGCGAGTTGCATGTTAATTGCCCGCACTGCCAGAAAAGCCACATCTTCAACTGGAAAGCGTTCGACGAGGAGCAGATGACGCGGCCAGAAAACTTCATCCCGACTCCGCCCCTGATAATCCCGTCGCTCGATCACGAGGCGTGGATTGAACATCACCGGCCGTTGATGATTTCCGAGGAGCATCGTGTGGCGGGGTTTCGGCGCGGGGACGATGCGCTGATAAAAAAAGAGGACGGTTCGTACATCGAAAATGCGGTGATTGAAAACACTCACTTCCGCTGCTTCTACTGCGGCGGCGTGTGGAAGGATGACGGCCAGTTCGGTAAGACGCGCATCGCGTTGGATGCCAGCGCGCACTATGTCCCCGCCAATCCCACCGCGTTACCCAACCATATCGGCTTTAACTTTCCGCAATGGATCAACCGCCGGCTAACCATTGACGAGGGCAATGGCTGGGGACATATGATGCTGGAAAAGTTGCAGGCCCAGAAAACCGCCGATGAATTTGGGAATTACGAAACCATCAAGCAATGGTGGCAAAAAAAGGCGGCGCGGACATGGGACGATAAGTTTTCGCAAAACCGCAACCAAAACAAAATCACCCTGGGGACATACGAAACCGACCCGGACAAGCTGATGCCCAATTCGCATTGCCGGCAGGCGACGGCCGACTGCGGCAAGGCCGAGGATGCCGGGCAGGATGAAAACCGGATCGGCCTTTTCTGGTTTGATATTTGGGAGTGGGACAAGGCTTCAAACGGACGGCAGCTTTCCTATGGCGTCGTCAATTCGTGGGAGCTGTTTGCAGCCCAGCAGCGCTTTTGGAAAGTGCCCAGCGCGCGGACGTTTGTGGACTGCTCGTGGATGCCGTCCCAAGTGGAAGAAAACGCCGTGAAGTTTTTTGAACTGGTGCCACCGGACGGGATGCGCGACGGACGGCCCGTGCCCCAAATCCCGTTTGCGTGGAAGCTGTGCGCCGGCGCAGGCCAAAACCGACGGCTGACAGTGCCGGGTCAAAACAAAGGAGCGGCATATTCTTTGGATTCAATCCCCGGCGGGCCGCGCAAGGCGCATGACACCAAGGGCAAGCTGTGGCGGATGGTCGTGCGCAAGCTCACCTGGAGCAATCTATGGTTTGAAAAGCAGCTCGACAGCATCCTTGCGCGGGGCGTCAGCGTGTCGCTCGAATTTCTACCGCGCGATAAAATGATGATCGTGGGACTGGATGGCAAACCGGATGCCGAGCTAACTCGCTGGTCCTTGGATCGGTGTCGAGATCCGTTACCGAACGAAAAGGGGAAGTTTGCCAGCTATCAAAGCCAGTTGGCATCGCGGTATTCTAAGGAGGCGACCGGGAAGTACGAAGACTATGAAAAGCAATCAAGGCCAACGGAGTTCCGCGATACGCTGCTGATGCAGCTTGCAGGGTTGGCTCCGGACGGATTACTTGGGCATATCCGGACCGATGACCAGAATGTTTGACTTTGCGCCATCCTCGAATGGCGACCTCGACAATCCAATGGCGACCGCCGGAATCTTTCGTTTCCGGTGACTTACTGGCGTTTCAGCAGAACTTGCCGGATTATCCGCCGTCTGCTGGCTTTGCCATCCGCCTGACCGTCACCCAGAATTTACCCGCCGGTTCCAAAAAGGTTGCGGAAGTCGTTTCAACGCCGGATGCCACCAATGCGGTTCACCAGTTCAACGCGCCGGCGTTCTGCGCGGGGCTGGATGCGGGCGAATATGTTTTGTCCGAGGAGGTTTTCAATGCCGCCACCGGGGAAAGCCATCAAATTTATTTCGCGGATGACTTTGAAGTGCAGGACGATCTAGCCGACGGACTGGCCACCGCACCGCAACAGACTGAGGCGCAAATCAATCTTGCACTCCTGAACGACACTTACCGCCAGATCATCAAGCTGAAATTTTCTGAGACGGAGGATTTGCGGAGCCGGTTCAAGGTGCAGGATGAGCAGAAGATTTTGGAGGACATCAAATACTGGAAAGCGGTCCGGCAGAATGAGATTCAAATGGAACGCGCCCGCAACGGGCAGCGGCCAGGCAATGTGCAGGACGCGGTTTTTATGATCGGCTGATATGAAATTTACCTTTGAGACATCCCAGCAATCAAAAAAAACCGGCATTTCCGGTGCGGCACTAAAGGCACCCTACGCGCCGGAATCAATGCGCGCCAGCGCGCAGAGCGTGCGGGATTTTCAAGAGTTCCGCCACATGGTGGAAAAGATGAACCGCAGTTACGACGCGCAGACGGTGGACAATTTCACGCGGGATTTGCGTGGCACCTACGGGTCGGCAACCTCTGAAATTATTCCAGCCAAGTCCGCCACGCGCGCGCGCGGCCGGACGCTGACCAAGGACACCGCGCACGGCAAAGGCATCAACCGGGTTTACGCCGACAACGTGGTGGGCGACGATGCGTTTGAACTGGAAATGGAAGTTGGCAAGACGTTGGCCGACGGCAGCTTTGAAGAGGAAAAAGAAACCAACCGGGCGATTGAAGCCGCCTGGCAAAAAGCCTGTCGAAAAGAAAATTTCACCGTTCGCAAGAACATGAGCTTCATGGAGTCCATGCGCGTGGTGGAAATGGCGCGCGTTCACCCCGGCTCTGTCATTGGGCGGATGTACACCAATTACCCGTACAACGAGTTCGGGTTTGCGATCGACTTGCTTGAGGAGGACCGGCTGCAAGAGCAATTCAACGGTATTTCCGGCACGGAAAGCAAATTCGGACGCGGCAACCCCATCCGCGCAAGCATCGAATATCATCCGGTCTATAATTTCCCGCTGGCGTACTGGATTCTCACCCGGCATCCGGGCGATTTCTTTGGGCAGACGACCAGTAACAACGCGCAGGTTTTGCGTGAGCAGGTTCCGGCCTCAAAAATCATCCATTTCAACAACCTCCTGACCCGCCCCGAGCAGGACATGGGCATGACGGAGTTGGACGCAACGATTCTACCGCTCTGGCGCATTCACCAATACGACAAGAGCCTGACGCTTTCCAGCATCGCCAGCGCGAGTAAGCCGTGGTGGATCGAGGAAGCCAAGCCCACCGGACTGGAATTACCCGGCGAACTTCAAGAGTTGGTTGAGAACTGGCGATTGAATGGCGGTGGCGGCGCGGGCGGTGGCGACATTGTTAAGGCGCAGCAAGGCGGCGGCAATCCAACCACCACGCTCACTCCGGCGAGCCGGGAGAAGTTGCCGCCCGGCATGACGCTCAAGCAGGCGGACCCGCGCTTTCCGATCGAGGCCGCGCACGAGTTCCGCAACGACAACTTGCGCGATATTTCCGCCGGCACATTCGGATCGTACCAGCAGCTTTCCGGCGACTACCAAAACCTCGGCTTCATCGCCGGGCTAATGAGCCAGCAGGCTTTTCACCGAAACGTGAAAGTGCGGCAGAAGTCGCTGGCGGAAGATTTGCGGACCCTGTTCCGGAACTGGCTACAATCCGCCATCCTGAAAGGCTACTTCGACAAACTGGGGGTGAACGTGACGCTGAACCGGCTGGAAGAATACGTTGACGGCGCGACGTTCAAGGGGCAGCAAGCCGAGTTTGTGAATCCGCTGGTGCAGGCACAAGCCCTGATCCTTTTGAACGAATCCAAGCACCTGACCCGCCAGGGCGTCCAAGATGCGCTGCCGAGCGGCATGAAGATCGACAAGCTGGTGAAACAGTTTGCGCAGGAGCGGAAAGAATTTATCGATGCCGGTCTGCCTGATCCAGACGCCGAGATTGCCACCGAGCCGACGCTCAACCACGAGGGCGCAAACGCCACCGGAACGGAATTACCTGAGCCGACGGCCGGCGGCGAGGGCGGGTCCGCGCAGGTTCCTCCGAAGTCCAAGAAGCAAACGCCGCGCTCCCTGAAAATGCCGCGCCAGCGCGGAACGATTGACGACACCACCCGTTCGCTGATCGACATGTCACAAAACGGCCATCACTGATTATGAGAGAATCGCTAAAAGTCTGGCTCCGGTTGATTGATGTTCAAGTCGAAGGAAACAAAGACTCCATCAAGCACATGCGGCGTGAGATTCGCGCCAAACAGGAGGTGAACAAAGCGCTGAAAGCTGAGCAGCGAAACGCCATTCGCTCCGAGCTGAAATGAGCAATCCCTTTCAAGAGCACGCGCAGAACGTGGCGGATTACCTGACCATGTTGCAGGGCGATGATGGTTCCGGCGGTGCGGTGATGACGATTCACGGCACGCCGGTTCCCTGTACGCACTCGGAAATGGTGGCGGATTTCAATTTAATCCCCGGCGGGCAGTCGGCCACGACGTTCATTGAGAAGCTGGTTTTTCTGGCGTCGTCGCTGCCGGCGAATTTCACGCCGAAGAAGGGCTACAAATTTACCCTGATGATGAATCCCACCGCTGCCCCCATCAACCTGATGCTCTGGCACGGCGGATTGCAGCAGGGCGGTTTGATCTGGCGATTTATGGCGGTCGATGCCAGCTACAAGGGCTGATGAATTTTGGCGCGGCGCGTTGGTGAGGTAACGAACTTTTAGTTTCGAGGCTGAACCGGCGCGCCGTGTCCATCGCAAGTTTGACTTCTCTGGACGGTATGGCGAAAGATTTAGAAAACAAAAATAAGCCGACGGAAACTCCGGCTGTCACCAATCTCCGCAAGTCAAACCAGATTTACCGCTTCATGCGAGTCGCGGCCAAGGATTTTTCCGACGACGATACGGTTCAACTGGCGGTGTCTTCCGAATACCCCGTGCAGCGCCGAGCCAACGAGGCCGACGAGAAACTAGGGATCGCCAAGAAAGGGGAAAAGTTTTTAGAAGTGCTGAGCCACAAGAAAGAGCACGTCAATCTGGATCGCCTCAACGACCATGCCGCGCTGCTGGACGAGCACAAGGATAACCGGCATTTGGGTTCCATTCAAAAGGCCGCGCTTTCCGACGACAACATTCTCCGGGTGGTGGCGAAGTTCGACAACGAAAGCAAGCTGTCCAAAACCCGCAACAAGCAGGTTCGCAGCGGAAGCCGCCCGCACATTTCGCTTGGGTATGCCTGGACGGAATATCTCGGCAAGGAAACATTAGCCGACGGCCGCGTTGCTCACCGCTTTGCTTTCGAGCCGCAGGAAGTTTCCTCGGTGGCGGTTCCTGCCGACCCGACCGTGGGCAAGGGCCGCGCTGCCGAAGAATGCCACTGCCTCCATTGCGGATCGCTGTTTGAGCGGTCCCTGTTGAATGACGATTTCACCTGTGAAGACTGCGAAGCCGCCGAAACGCCCGCAGAGGACGCCGCCGAAGCCACCCGCAACGCCAACGGCCGGATCTTCCGCGCCAAGACCAAAGAGGGCAAGGAGGTCCGGATTTCCCATAACGAACTGCGCTCCAAGCTGGCCACCGCGCTGGATGGCGACAAACGGTTTAAGATCAAGCGCGAGAACGGCGATACGGTTTCCGATTTCTACACCCATGACATCCACTTGGTGAGCGATTCAGCTACCGAGTACCAGGCGATTGTCAGCAGTCCCGGTTGGAGCCGGGAGGGGAAAATGTACGCGGTGGATTTCCAGTATGACGGCAGCGCTGTGACGCTGGGCGACCATACCGAAGTCGAGCCGAAAACCACCTTTGAGGCCGTTGACCGGAGTGTGCCGTTCGACGCCAAGCAGTTCCGTTCGGTTGACTCAAACGAAAATACGAAAGAGCGAAACGCTCAATCCGAGAAAATAACTCAAACTAAAAATTTTATGCCCAAAACGATTGCCGAACTCAAAGCCGAAGCCCCTGAATTGGTGGCTCAACTCGAAGC